AGTCTTGTCCCCGCTTTATCTATGATTAACTTTTGTAGTCTAGGTTTGTCATTAGGACTATTAGGAACAGATATATGAGTCCAACGATCAAACTCACGAATAATTTGGTCATACTGCAACTCGCTCGCAATAATGGTTTTGACCACTTCATCTGGGGTCATACCAGGCACTCTCAGGTCAGCTGCACAACCCAACCGATGCTGAGACGTGTTTTTGCTACCCACGGCAGCATTCACGGCCTCACTCCTGTAGGCACTGTTGACCATGATAGGCTTGCCTCCTAGCGTGGTTTTAACCTGTTCTAGGAACACTGCCAGGCGCATAAGATTGGCTTTCTCATATTCGCTGGGAGTGTTATCTAGTTCCCGATGGTCTGTGACCGTGAGTTCTTCTAGGGTAAAGTGTTCAGTAAGTAGTGTCATTTTGTGGGCGTGCTCTGGTGAAGAAGTTGATCCTTGTTCTGGCTAGATGCAGAACTTCCAAAATAGAACCCAATAATGCCAGTCCAGGCAGTCCCTAAAGAACCCAGCATAATGTCGATCTGTGGGGCGTGTTGTATCTGACCGTACATCAACCCAAACAGAATGCCAAAAAACCCGCCTGTGACCCCTACAGCAAGCACAGGGGGTATCCATGAACGGGTGGTGGTCTGCATCTCTCTGGCAGACTTTCTGTCTTCTACCGCCAGCTGCTCAAAGTCCAAGCTCATCTCCTGAGCTTTTGCTTTCAATGCCAACTCAGCAGACTGAATGCTTGCGATCTGGTCAGCAGTCAGTTTGCCAGAATTGATCGTGTCTTGTACCGCATTAGGGTCAATACCTAGAGACTTGGAAACGGCCTCTACTGCCATGCCAGCAAGTGGACCGCCCAGGCATGAGGCAATTGTCGGTGCTAGTGTTTTAAGCCAATCCATTCTTATGCTCCTTACTCTTTTGGTAATCTAAGTGAATCCCGTACATCAATAGTGCAAAGGCCGTTAGGAGGACAAAGCAGCCAGCCAATAACGCTGCACGAACTTGCCATTTGTCAATGAACTGCCGTCTCTTGAGAGCAGCCAGCTCCACGGCTTTTTTTGTTCACGCTCGACTTTTTCTCGCTCTTTTCGTACAACTTCCCGCATCTCTACAAACTTGCTCCAGAGTCCTGGCATTCCTATTTGATAGATGATCATCTCTCTAAGGTCAGTCTCCATCTGCTCCAGCTGCTGCTGCCTCAAGATGCGGTTCATGGCCTCCTCGTTGATAGAGATATTCTTGGGTAAAGGGTTCTTTTTTGCCTCTTTCTCAGCCTCTTTATATGATTCCTGATGGGTAAAGAATGCCCCCAAATGACTACCAACGTCCTGGACAATATCGCTTACGTCTTTACCGTCCTTCTTAAAGTCTTGGTAAAGGTCAATACACTCTCGAATACCCGCATGGGCAGCTTTGCACGCTGCGAATATTGTGATTGGGTCCAATCAGAACCCCTCTCCAGGTGTGATGTAGCAAGTGGCATTGGCAGCATCTCCAATGATTTTTGCGTACACATTAGCACCAGGTCCCACCTGTATGTTTGTGAATACCTTGTACGAATAAGGTGGTAGCGCTATGACTGGACACGGACCAGCGTCTGGTAACGCAATGTTAAAATTACTGGTGGCGTTAATCTGTACATACACCGCAGAGTTTGTATCAGCATTGGCTAGATAATATTGTTGGCAAGGACTGTTAGATTGAATAGTAAACACATTGGATTGCGTGTTTGCAGCACCATTAGCAATCATCCTAACAGTATTGCCCATCTGTTGGAATGGAATGTTATTAGCCATTTCAGTAAACCTTTCCACCACCACCAGAGGTAGGTGACTTCTTGGTGTTGTAACTAGGCGTGCCAGAGAAGTCAATCACTGACCTAAACCCGCCCATAGGCAATGTGCCAGGTGTCCATCTTTCCATGCCAGCAGACCCGTCACGGGGTAACTGGGGACGCACAGACTTGGCAATCTGTTGGTTTACCTCATGGGGTCTCTGGTGCTTAGAGTTAGCCATGTTGCTGTTTTCATAATCAGCCTTGGGACTCATAGGGTTCTTGTTGCGGTTGCTGCTTGGCATGACTAACCTCCTTGTTCTTTACAACTAAATAACTGAATAACACAAATATAGCAAGTGTTGCTACCCTTGTCCAATCACCCGCCCACAACGTGTAGGACGTTAATCCACACGACATGATGAGTGCCAGAATCGTGATTAGACGATCTGAGATAACCTTCAACGCCAACGTGATCAATGAGACTTTATCCATAGAACCCCCTTAAAAAGCCCTATTATGCCTCGTTTTCCTCGTCTTCTAATCCCATAAACCCACTACCCCACTCGTCATCTTGCATCTTCATCTTGATGGCCTCCAGCTTGAGAGCACGGTCTATCACCTTGGTTTTGTCGGTAATCGTGGCAGTTGGGTCAACCATGACCGCTTTTAGCATTTCAGAGATGGCTGTCTCTAGTGCTGGGTTTATACCCTTTTCTTTCTTCTTGCTCATCTCTTAGCCTTGCGCTTTCCTTTTTTGGACTTTCTAGCCGATGACAAAGCGATAGCAATAATTTGCTTGCGTGGACGGCCTCCCTCTTTTGTGAGTTTGCTAATGTTATTTGATATTGTTTCACGGCTAGTACCTTTTTTGAGTGGCATGGTCTACTCCTATCGGTTTTGTTCAGTTGCGCCAGGAATGGCATACGGGACAGTTAAACCTTTTGTGATGGCCTCACGTTGTCTCTCACCACGAGCAGCTGCCAAACGTGCAGCCTTAACCTGGTCAGCAAACGTCTTACCAGTCACGCCTGGGGTCAACAAAGTCTTTTGCAAGGAGCTGGCAACTGGCGGGGTCATGCCCGTGGTCTTGCCATAAACACCTGGGGCTAACTGTAGTGCAGCGCCACCAAAATCACCCCTAATCAATTTAGACAACGCACCTGATTCAGCCTCGCCACCAAACTCACCGATGTCCACCCCTAGTCCAGCGGTCTTAGAACCCGCTGTAGGCAACATATATCCTCTGGTGCGAGACATGGCCTGTTCTGTCTCCATCCTGTTTGCAAACACGTCATAGGCTGCTTTAGAAGGGAATATGGGGCGTAATAGTTCTCTGGCCTTGGGTGTGGAGAAAATAGCCGTGGCCTTGTCCAACATATCCCGCTTACCCGCCAACGCCTCCTTGACCGCCTGTGCAGCACCCAACTGGAAGTATTGTTTGTCAGTAGGTGACAACTTAGAAATTTCGTAGGCAATGTTGCTGGGGTCTGCGGAGAAAACTCTTCTTCCCTTATCTAACATTCTGTCAGCCCGTGTAGGACCAGCCCACAATTCTCGTGCTTTCTTATAATCAGGATTAACCTTATCCAAATAATCCAAATAATCTTTTTTTAAATCTAATAAAAGTGCGCCTTTAGGAGTAAATTTTCCTGACAATTTGTCCTGTTGCTTATCTATAACTTGATCTAAACCCTTTTTCAGAAGGTCATAGATTCTGAAATCATTTGATTCTGGTTTCATTTGTAGGTAAGTTACCTTACCCGCTTTGTCTCTAACAGGTATTTCTACCAATTCATTTATTGTTGGTGGCAGTTTGGGAATAGGTAATCTTTCAATTTTTAATGCCTCTCTACCTTCAGCCAATACATTATTAGGCATTGCTTTTATAAGAATTGCCAACTCTTCTGTATTTGGAATCTTTACTTTGTTTGCAGCATCATAGAAAGGTGCAGATGCTTGTTTCCTAACCGTGTCCAAATCCCGCTTTAACTTGGCAACATCTACCCCTTTTTTGCCAATCATGGTCTGTTCAACGTCTTTAGAGATTCTGTTGAACTGGTCTAGTTGTCGTTGGTTTAGGAACTTGGTAGCCTCTTGTCTGGCCTCACCAGGCACGTTGGTAGCCACCCGCATCAAACCTCTGAGGTTTTCCCCAGCAACGTCTGCTAGTGTGACATCTGCACCTTTGGCTGCACTTTTCATCTTGGCAGCCAACTCTTCTGGCGTGGTCTTGTCGGCCTCTAGTGCGTCTGCAATCTTTTTGGCAGCAATCTTGTCTGGGTTGCCAAACAAGTTGCGAAAAGCTGGAGCAGCCGTGTCCACTGCAATGCGTCCAACTCCACCTAAAACACCGCCCACTACACCGCCTTTTGCCATCTCTGAGGGTATGTCTTCTGTTTTCTCAGCCCCACCCGCACCAGCTTTCATGCCAGTTTCTACACCCGTGATTGTGCTTTTTAGAAAGCCTGGCAGTCTGGCTGCAAAGTCAGGTGCATACTTTTTGAGTGCAGTTAGGGCTAGATTACCGCCTACCTCAAGCGCAGCGGGGACTTCTGCCATGCCCATAGTTGCCACAGCTGGCAACATTGCACCACCTAATTGAGCAGCTGTAGCACCACCTGGTGACGTGGACTCAAACTGGCGTAACTCTTCTCGCTCGGCCTTGACCGCCTCTGGGTAACTGGGTTGCCCAGGAATCATTGACCTAAGACCCGCTAGAGCCTCT